TTAAGCCAGCTTTTCCAGCTCTTCTGTGAAAAGCTCCCCAGCAGAACGGTAGCCATGTATCCTGCGTGGGTAGCCGTTTATCCAGCTCTCTATTTCCTCTATTTCCTCGTCGGTCTTATCGTCAAAGTTTGTACCCTTTGGCACTTTGCGGCGTACCATTTTATTTGTTACCTCATTTGTGCCACGCTCCCAGCTGCTATACGGGTGGCAATAATATAAATGCGTCCTCTTTTCCCCCTCTTCCAGAATAGAACGCTCTAAGCCGTTCACGTCCGCAAATTCGCTGCCATTGTCTACCGTGATTGTCTTAAATATCTGCTTAAACATATCTGCACCGTATCTGCGCTCTAATTTATCCAATGCCGCTACTACCGCCTCGTCCGTATGGTCTGGCAGCTTAAATATAATCTCGTCCCGTGTCTTTCTTTCGGTCAGTACCAGCAGCACGTTTTTAGATACGCCCCGCTTGCCTATTACACTATCCATTTCCCAATGTCCAAACTCTTCCCGCTGGTCTATCTCTTCTGGGCGCTTTTCTATACTGTCGCCTGCTGCCGCCCTTGCCTGCTGCTTACGCACTTTCTTATAGCCCCTCTTTTTATTCTTCTTTACTGGCAAATCCTTATTAGTCAGCTTAAGAAAAACGCCCTTGTCAATATAGCTGTAAAGTGTCGCCACGCATACAGTAGTATTAAATTCCCCCTCTCTGCCCTGCGCCTTAAGTTCTCCCAGCACTGCTGCTGGGCTGTAATCCTCATTTACTATTTTGTCCTCTATGTAATTTGCATATGCAATATCGTTGCCTATTTTAAGCTGTGTGCCTCTTACCTTTAAATTTTCCTCTGCCTTTTCCTGCGCTATATCCGGGCTGTATCTTATTTCCGTCGTCCAGTCACTATTACGGTGTTCATACTCTCCCCTTTTCAACTCATTATATATAGTGCTACGGTGTACCCCCAGATGTACCGCTATTTTTGCTTTGCTTAATCCCTCTTTAAGCAGTGCCTCTATCTTTATTCTATCCGTCTTTGTCAGCTGGTGACTGCCCTTTTTATTCGCCATTTCTCCTGCCCCTCTTTAGTCGTCTATATGCAATGAAAAGCCGCAAACTCTTTTTTCAAGTCTGCGGCTCTTAATCGCCTTTCATTTCAATCTTGCACATCATTCAGCTTATCTATGCAACTCAATTTTAACTTAAGTTTTAAGCCCTCCTCTGCTTGGTCTGTGGTAATATCCATATCAATTTTTGTTAAATTTCCCGTTTTCAGTATACTCTCTAACTCCTCGTTTTTCTTTCGCAACAAATCAAGTAATATTTCGTTTTCATGCTCTGTCATATCTTCTCATCATCCTCTCAGTTCTAATATTTCGTCAGCAGATGCGCCCAGCTCTTTACATATCCTCGCCAATGTTAATGCGCTTGGCGTAAGCTCGTTGTTCTCCCAGCGACTTATATCTTTCTGGTAGACTTGCAGGCGTTCTGCAAGTTCTTTCTGCGTCACGCCTGCGCCTTTTCTTACCCTCTTGATATTTGCACCTAAATTCATGCCCTACCTCTCTTTTCTTTCGCTCTCATAACCAGAGCTATCAGTATTTTTACCAGCCCTACAGCTACTAAAAAAATACCTAATTTCAAAATCATGCTCTTTACTCGGCTTTGGGTTTATGGTATATTTTTAATAGGCGGCGGGCTTACCGCCCGCCGTTGGCTCTAACTTAATAGCTTGTCTATTATGATTAGTGCCGTTCCTATGATTAAGTCTATCAGTGCATTTGCCGCCAGCTCTTGCCATTTGATAGGCTTTTTCTTTTGTTTCTTCTTACCCACTCTGCCGTTTCTCCTTTCTGCGCCTTGCGCTTTATAGTTCCTTACTGTTCTCCTTTCTATGTCTTATATTATATACCTTTTTCGGTATATTGTCAACGTGTTTTCCTTAAAAACCACCTAAAAATCAAGAGGGTAAGCAGCCCGTAAGCCGCCTGCCCTCAATCTCTCTACGCTAAGCGTGTAGCATAGTCTAAACTTACCCAGCCTGCGCCGCTTTTCAGCTTGCCCCAGCCTGCCGTACTCCCTTTGCCCGCTTTCACTTCCACAATGGTAAATACACCCTTGCCCGTATGCTCTCCCGTCTTTGCGTAGTTCGTCCCTGCGCCTGTTCTGATATTAAGGTCTAATATATCCACCCTAACCTTAAACGGCACGCCTGCCGCCTGCGGTACTGCTACCGGCTGCCCGCCTGCGGTTTCGTCGCCCTCAAATACGCTGTAAACCGCCTTGCCGTCCCAATCATAAACGTTATAACCAGCAATGCAGGCTTTCTTTGCATTATCCAGAGAAGAGTAAGCCCCTAGCTGGCTCTTTGCATCTTCCCAGCTCTTGCGCACACGGTATAATCTATCTATCTGGCTGCCGCCAGCAGATGCAGCGCCGCTTATCAGCTGCTTAAACTCGTCCCATGTATGCGCCGTGGTGTTATATACATACGGGTTAGGGCAAATCTTCCCCGTAACCTCATAATGCCTTATTACGTGCGACGCAGGCACATTGTACTTATCCATTAAGTACCGTGTAAGCTCTGCCGCAGCCTCTACCGTTTCATCCTCAAAATACCAGTCCTTATCTGTCGCCCCCATGCTGGCTGTGCTTTTCTTCCTTACGCAAAGCTCAATACCGATACTGTTAGCGTTTCTGCACTCTGCGTGCTTATAGCTCTTAGCGCCGCAGTGCCACGCTATATTTTTATCCTCTACGCTCTGCCAGATTTCCCCGTCATATCCTACAAAGTAATGCGCAGATGCGTTACGGTTGCCGCCTGCAAAATAATTGCAGTTTGCCTTTGCGTCCCCCAGTGCGCCCGTGTAATGAATTACAATATACTTAATTCTGGAAATGCTGCCCGCATTGTGATTGTACCCGCTTATCAGCTTGTTAATTTTCCTCATGGTCTTTACCGTCCTTTCTGCATGCAGCAGGCGCCTACGGTTTCCCGTAAGCGCCTGCTGCATACTGTCTATGTACTTATTATTTTTCCTGCTGTCTGTAGCCCTCTACACTGCCCGTGGTGCTGTTTCCGTCCAGCTCGTCCGTGTCTGGCAGCTCGTCCGTGTATTTCCCCAGAAACGTCCGCACCGTCGCCCAGATTTTCTTAACGGGCAGCCCGCAAAGCGCCATATTCTTAAAGATGCTCACTACCTCATAGGCGATATAGAGAAGTGCGAAAAATTCAGCCACGCCCACGCTTGTAAGCCCCAGCTGGTTACGTGCCGCCTCCGGGATAAAGCCGATAAGATTGACCTTTATCAGCATATCAATAGCCAGCATGAACACCAGAGAAATAAGCATACCCACTTTCCGGATAGCCCCGTCAATCCCTGCGCAGCTGTTAAACTTCTTTTCACGTACCGCCCGCAGCACCCCGAAGATTGTATCAAATACAATCGCAAGTACCACAAGCCCAATAACCTTATTCTGTGCCGCCGTGTTGATAAATTCCATAATCTTCATTTCCATAAACCCTGCCTTTCTGCTTTTGCAAATTTAATGCCCGCTCTTTCAGTTCTGCGCCGTCGTATCCATTCTTAAGTGATAACTATCAGTGTATCCCACTCAGTCAGTCGGTCTTTCGCTTCCCATTTACATGGAGTCACACGCCCCACGCCCGCCAACGCCGCCGTCGACGTACCACGGGCAATTGTTGCAACCCACGGCACGTGCGCCCGCATTAGCGCCATAGCTCCAGCTGCCGCCCGCTATCAGCGCCGCCAAAGAATATGCGTAATACTGGTAGATATTGCCAACGTCGTACTTTTTCTCGCCCGTATTAAGCGGGCTTTTCTTGTCCCAGCCCCACGCTGCTGTAGGGTGGTAATCCGCATTTGTGGCGTGTTCTGCCCTTGTGATAAGGTCGTTAAGCCACTCCCAGACACGCCCCACGGCATCTACGCAGCCCACGGCAGAAACGGCATTTACCACGCTGCCCGTAACGCCCCTGCCCGTGTTCGTGGTCGCCGTCCATGCGTTTGTATTTGCATTATCCAATCCCTGCGGGCTGCCAAAGGCATAAGCGCAAAACTCACTGTAATCTGGCAGGCGCTTACCGCTCTTTGCCAGACGTTCCACAAAGTTATACCAGTTCAGCCCCTCTGTACCCGTGGCGGGTGCGCAGTTGTAAGAGGACTTTAAGCCTTTTGCGCCGTCGTCGCTGTTAAGGTAAATGTCTACCCATGTGCCGCCGCCCAGATATACCATGCCCTCTGGGCTGCATTTCGGGCGATGTCCCAGCGTCCATACAGAACGTGGCACAATGCCGCTGCTTACTGCGCTTTCCCAGCCAGTGCCAAAGATAGCGCCGCTGCTGTTTACGGGCTGTAAATTTGCATCTACCTTACGGCAGCGCCCGTAATGAAAACCGCCTATTTTACGGCTGTTGCTTGCGTTCCAGCCGTTAGGGTACGTGGAATTAAGGGAAATAATATACTGCTCGTCTGCCGCATCAATCCTGCTGTCGCAGATATATACATAGTAATCATTACCCACGGCAAAAGCGCTGCCTACGTCCAGATTAGCAGCCGTAAGCACCGTATTACCCGTCTTAAAGATGCCAGCGCCGCCCACTGCGATAACGCAGCCCTCTACTACCGTCAGCTCGTTTGCGCCGCTGGCATACATATACTCGTTGCTGGGCGCTACAATGTCGCTTATCATAGCCATTTTGTTTACGTTCAAAAGCGCCCTTGCGTCGGTCTTTGTCACGTCGTCAACCATTAACCTACTCATACTGTTTCAATACTCCTTTCAGTGCTGTAGTGTCGTCAGTTGTCATGCCTGCCACGGTTTCTGCCGTTTCCAGCGCAATTACGGTACAGTCTGCCGCCACTGCCTTAGACAGTGTAAGCGCCGTGCGGTCATTCGCCGCCTCTCCTGCTGCCTGCGCCTCGTCGCTCTGTACGTGCGTCACTGCCTGCACCGTGCCAGATACGCCGCCCGCCGTAAACTTCATGCCTGCCGCTGCCTCGTCGCAGTAGATAAGCGTTACGGCTTTCTTTTCTGGCTGCGCCGCCACTACTGCGCACTGTATGTGCCTCTGCGCCTCTGCGCTCTCAATCTTTGCCAGCAAATCAGCCGCCGCCAGCTCCCCAGCCGCTACCATAGCAAGGCAGTTGTAATAGTCCTCTTTGGTCTTTAAAGTCTTTGGAAATCCTTTCATGGTCTGCCACCTTTCCTAAAATGTATTTGCAAGATAGGAATTGCCCGCATAAGCAAGCCCTAATACTGCCGTGTCTACCTCTCTTTCGTAATGCTGGCTCATGTAGGCTGCGCCCATGTAGCAAAGCCCCAGTACCGCATCATGCTTAAAGTCAATGCCCCAGCCGCTTTCTATCCTTGTTACCCGCTCTTCCAGCCCCTTAAGCGCCTCTGCCGTTGCCGCCGTTCCTGCTGCCGCCGTTTCCGTAATCTCCTGCACTGCTGCCTTAAGCCCGTCTATTTCAAGCTGTATCTTCCCTGCCGCATCTTCCCCCAGCTGCCCTTTTATCGCCTCAAACCATGCGTTAAAATCGTTCTGCGCCTCTGTCTGGAAAAACTGCATATTTGCCATGAAAGCGGTGTAGGCTTTCAAAAGCTCTGCGTCCCAGTTGTTCAATGTGTTCTCAAATGTGGTGTAGCGCTCGTTAAACTGGCTTTCATACTGCGTAAAAAGGCTCTCTGTCTGGGTTACATAGCTTTCATAGATACCCGCCAGCTGCGTAAGGTATGTTTCCATGTTCTGCTTATATACGCTAAACTCGTCCAGCACCGCTTGGCTGTAGGTATTGAAAAAGTCCGTAAACTGCTTTGTGAGTACACTTGCGTCTATTTCCTTTACCGTCCCTACCACAATGCCGCATAGTGCGCTGTTAAAGCGCTGGTCTGTGATGTTCTGCGTCAGTATCTTTGTTACGCCCTTGCCTACGTAAATATCCGCAAGCGCCAGCTCCCAGACTTCCGTATTACGGGTTAATGCCGCTGCCACTGGCTTTGCAGACGGCACGCCCTTAAGCACGTCTATGTAAATGTCACGCAGCACCAAATCCCAGCGCACTACCACTCTGTCTACCCTATTCTGCGCCCCCTCTGCCCTATCCAGCGTTACGCCCCTGCTTACTGGGTTTCTAAAGGCGTACCCGTTTATAAAGGCGTACCCCATGTTTACCCTTACTTCCATGCCGCTATGTGCCACTACTTGCAGCCCGTCACTCGGCTTTGGGAATACGCCGCTTGCTAAGAACGTGGCAAAATACCACGCCCAGTCCTCGGCTTTGTATGTCCTGTCAAATTCGCCGTCTACCTTTATGGCGTTGAATGGTAAGCTGTCTGCCATTCCCTCTACCTCACTTTCCTTATCTGGTCTACCAGCGTCGGCAGGCTGTCCCCAAAAGTAGCCTCTATGGATTCCTCGCCTTTCTGGTATGTTTCCGTCACTTCCGTTATGCGTGCGTCTATCTGTATCCCCCACTTTTCCTCTTTGCAAGTGATACGGTCGCCTAAATCAAAGTCGCTCTTGAATTTCAAGTTTGAATTTGTGTTTATGGTACTCACAAAATTTATTGTTTTCCCGTAGCTTTCCAGCTCTGCGCCGCCCCTTGTCTTAAGCATAGCCAGATAGGTATTAAGCGGTATTGTTACCTCTGTTTCCCCGCTCTGGTACTTCCTTGCTATGTCCGTGGCATCACAAAAAACCTCTTCCAGTTCTAAGCCCGCTGCGCCCTCTCCGTCCACGGTAACTACTGGCTGGCTGCCGTCGTCGTCGGCTGCGCCCTG